TTCACGTCTAACGATATGTGGTATCAGCCGGGAGACCTGCAGATTATGCAGCAGGAGGCCATGAGAGACGCGCTCACACTGTCAACGCATTTCCCCTACTTCCACACGTTCGCTATCGGTGAGGCCGTTGTGCATGACGTGGGCCTATTTGACGAACGTTTCTATCCCGCCTACTTCGAGGACACGGATTATATCCGCCGGTGTCAGTTGGCAGACGTGCTGATCCGTAGTCTTGACGTGGGCCGTGGACATGACAATAGTTCCACGTTGAATTCAGACTCCAGGTTCCAGGGCCGGAACCATGACACGTTCCAACGCAACCAAGCATTGTTCACAAGCAAGTCAGCGGGTGCGGATCGTGACTGGTCTTGGACCTTGCAGTCCAGGCGAGCTGGGGAATGGCTCCCGGTAGACTAGACTCGGAGGCTTCTACATGGCGATTGTAAACGGCTATTGTTCCCTGGCCGATGTGAAAGCGGCGCTGCGCATCACCGACGACTTGGACGATTCCCTGCTGGAACTGTCCATTGAGTCGGCATCCCGCGACATTGACGGCGCGTGCGAACGTGTGTTCTATCAGGACGTGTACGCTGTTCGAACATATGTTCCCAGGGATTCTTTCCTAGTTGAGATTGACGATTTGGTTTCCTTGACTACGTTGAAAACGTCCAGTGGCGGCGTGAACTTCGACATAACTTGGGAGTCCGGCGATTACCAGTTAGAACCGTTGAACTCGTTTAACTCCGGTATTGCTTACCCGGCGAACAGGATTCGCGCTATCGGCTCCTATCTGTTCCCCGTGTGGGAGCCGTCCAACGTGAACGCGCAGGAGGCGACTGTCCAAGTCACTGGCACGTTCGGTTGGTCTGCTGTGCCCACTGCTATACGGCAGGCCACAATCCTCCTGGCAATGCGCCACTATAAGCGCTACGACTCCCCATTGGGAATTGCAGGGTTCTCGGACGTAGGAGCTGTGCGGGTTTCGCGTGTTGATCCGGACGTGCAGAATTTGATTTCACCATTCCGTAAGGTGAGGATGGCGTGAGCGACATCACTGGCATGTCGCAGGCGATGGCGTCTAACCTCGCCACGATTTCCGGCATTCGCACTTACCCGGAAATTCCCGACAATCCTGCCCTGCCTGCTGCCGTGGTGTCACTGTCGGCTATCGAATACGACCAAGCCTATGCGGGCGGTCTGACCAATTACACTTTCGAGGTGACTGTGGTTGTGTCTCGTGTGACGGAACGGCGAGCGCAACAACGAGTCCACGATTTAGTGCAGACGGGTAGTGGTTCGGTGAAGGCCGCTATTGAATCGGATCGCACGTTGAACGGCACCGCATTCGATTGTGTAGTGACCGGAATGAATAACATCACGTCCGTTAGTATTGGTGACATAGAGTATTTGACCGCATCTTTTGAAGTTGTAGTCCGAGCTAACTAAGGAGATACCGTGGCGAAATTCGTCGCAACCGACGTTAAGACAACCATTAACGGTGTGAACCTCAGCGACCACATCGCTGCGGTCACGCTCGACATTAGTGCCGACGAAGTGGAGACCACTGCGTTTTCCAGTGCCGGTTGGCGTTCGCGTATCGGAGGTCTGAAGGACGCTTCGATCACGATTGACTTCCATCAGGACTTTGCCTCCGGCAATGTTGACAGTACCGTCTGGAGCAATTTCAACAGCTTGGCAACCGTAGTCGTGACTCCGACCAGCGGATCTGTGTCGGCCACGAACCCGTCCTACACTGGCGTGTTCCTCGTGTCGCAGACTCAGCCGATTGCCTCCAGTGTTGGAGACCTCGCCACCATGAGCCTCACTTGGCCTGCGGCTGGCACTGCTGGTATTACACGCGGCACCGTTTAATTTAAGTTACACTGGGGCGCATGGAACCTATTGCGCTTACTGTTACTTTCCTTGACGGCACCACGGTGACGGTTGAGGCTGTCGCTCCGGACTTGATTGCGTTCGAGTCGAAGTTCGATTTGAGTGTTGCGAAGCTTGAAAAAGAAGTTCGGCTCACTCATTTGTTCTTTTTGGCTTGGCACGCGCTGAAGCGGAAGGGTGAAACTTCCGATGAGTTCGAGGCTTGGGTGAACACTGTCGCTGGTGTGGCACAACCAGACGCAAAAAAATCGAAGGGCTAGGACCTACTAGCCTTCACTGGACTATTGCCACGCTTGCCGTGGAGACTGGCATTGCGCCGTCTGAACTGTTGAACATGGAACCACGCATGTTGTGGACTATTTACCGGTATATGGTGTCTAAGGGGCAGAGGCAGGCCGGGAAGTAGAATAGAGGCATGGCCGCCTCACCTAATTCATTGCAGTTCGATGTTCTCGCCGGAGGGCTAGACGTAATGTTGACGGACCTGCGGAAACTCGACAGGGATCTTTATAACCAGATGCGCCGTGAGTTTCGCGCTGAACTGAAACCGTTGGCGAATAAGTTGCAGAAGAACATTCCGCGGGGTGGTTCACCGTTGTCTGGAATGTCGAGGTCTCCACGGATTTCGCGGAGTTTGCAGTCTGCGGAGGATCGTGCACCGTTTGTGTGGAAGTTGCCGACGGCGAGGGTTGAGATTGGCACTCGTCGCCGTGGTCGCCGTGGCGTGCGGAACGTGGTCCGGATTCGCTTTAACGATAAACGTCCATATTCGGCGTTTAGCGTTTTGGAGTTGGCGCGGAATTCGTTTGGCTATCGCGGCGCAAACATGGTCCGTGGGATTAACGCGAAGTATGCGCCGGTGGGCAAGGGCCGTTGGGTTATCCAACAGTTCTATGATCGCAGGCCAGAGGTTATTGGCGTGCTGAAAATGTTTCTTAAGAGATATGGCGTGCAGGTTAGTGCGCGGTTGGCTGCTAAGGCTGGCAAGAGTGGCGTGAAGTCTTTAACTAAGGGAATAGCGATTGGACGGATGTTCTAGTGGCAATTAGTCTTCCGATTGTTTCGACCTATAACAATAGGGGCGTTCAGTCTGCGATTGGTTCTTTCCGGAAACTTGGTGGCGCGGTTGCCGGTGTTGCGACTGCTTCTGTTGCGGCGATTGCCGGTATCGGTACTGCCGCGGTGCGAATGTCGAACGAGTTTGAACAGTCGTTTGCGAAGATCCGTGGTCTTGTTGGTGTGTCGACGAGTGAGGTTGCGAAGCTTAGTGAGGCTGCCGCGGAGTTGGGTCCGGCGTTTGGTAAGCCAGCGCAGGAGGCGGCGGATGCGCTGTTCTTTATTACGTCGGCGGGTTTGCGTGGCGCGGATGCGATTGAGGTTCTTGAAGCGTCATTGAAGGCTTCTGCGGCTGGTCTGGGTGACGTGAACCAGATTGCAAATGCGGCGACTGCTGCGGTGAACACTTACGGCACCGAAGTGTTGACGGGTGCTGAAGCGGTGGATGCGTTCACTGAGGCGGTGCGTCTTGGTCAGTTCGCTCCGGAGGAGCTTGCGGGTGCGATTGGCCGTGTTGTGCCGATTGCGAATGAGCTGGACGTTTCTCTGCAAGAGACGTTGGGTTTGATTGCGTCGCTGACTCGTGGTGGTTTGTCGGCGTCTGAAGCGGTGACGGGTATTCGTGGTGCTATGCAGGCGGTGTTGAAGCCGACTGGTGAGGCCGCGGACATGCTGGAGAAGTATGGGCTTAGCACCGATGAGGTCCGTTCGCTCATTGAGGAAGATGGTTTGCTCGCCACGTTTAACACGTTGCGCGATGCGTTCGGTGAGAACGAAGAAGATTTCACCAGGGTCATTGGGTCTATTGAGGGTTTGAATGCTGTTCTTGCCTTGACGGGTGAGAACGGTGAGACGGCGACGGATATTGTCCGGCAAATGTCGGATGACATTGGCGTGTTGGATGATGCGTTTGGGGCGGTTGAGGAGACTGCTGGGTTTAAGTTTGACCGGGCAATGCAGACGGCGCGTGCGGCTTTGTTGCCGGTTGGTGATCAGATTCTGCAAGTCGGTGCAACGCTTATTGATGGCCTCATGCCCACCATTGAAATGCTGGGGCCGTTGTTCGAGGAAACGTTTGCGCAACTTCAGGAACCGTTGATGATGTTGGCGGAAATGTTGCCGGGCATTATTGAAGCGTTTATGCCGTTGTTGCCGATTATCGGTCAGATTGCGGCGGTGTTTGCCGAGTTGGTTGTGGCATTGTTGCCGGTGTTTGTGGCGCTCGCTGAAGCGTTGATTCCGATTGTGGCAATGCTGGTTGAAGCGTTCCAGGCGTTTATTGTTCCGTTGGTGGAAATGCTTGCGCCTATCTTGACGAAGATTATCGAGTTGTTTACGCCGCTGATTGAGGCGATTCTGCCAATCCTGTTTATCCTTCTGGATACGTTGTTAGATCCGTTGATGCGGTTGATTGAAGCGCTGATTCCGTTCTATGAGGTTGTGCTGCCGCTGTCTCTTATACACATCTCGAGCCCACGAGACGTAGAGGAATCTCGTATG